GATATCGCTTTTAACCACATGGTATTTCTCCTGTCTTCTTGTACCCATATATTCTATCATTTTATCGATACAATCGTAAGCCCTATCGCCTACACAACGCCATCGCCATAGTTGTCTAAATCTTTCTTCCTTTTTTTTGGTTTTAAATACCACACCACCAAACATATCTTGAAATCTTTGAATGATATCTTCATCACCCATCTCAATTGTAGCTGCAAAGGCTCTTTTTTTACCTACACCTTTAGACCAAATACCAAAACTACCTTCACCATCAAATAAACCTGATAGCCAGATAATTTTACTTCTTTTTGAGAGTTTTTCGTAAGAGTTTTTTTGCATCTTTGAGTTTGATTCCTTGTGGATTGGGTCCTTTCTTGGGTGGTGGCCCATATTTTTTCCCTCCACTTAATCCTTTCCTCATGATTGCTGCAATTTCTGTCTTGCGATGTCTAATCTTTCATCAGATTGTTCATCTTGTTGTTGTAACTTGTTATATTCAAGATCTAACTTCTGTGCTTGACGCATATTTTCTTGTTCAGCCTTAAATCTTGTCTCTTCAGCTTTTCTTTGTAAGTCCATTGCTCTTAAATCAACTTCTTGTTGTTTAATTTTGACTAATGGGTCTTGTTTACCTGCTTGTTGTTGCATTTCACCTTGAACTAGCTCTTGAGTGATACGTGCAGCAACTTTTGCGACCTCAGCTTCATACATTATTTCAAATTGTTGTGGATCTTGTTGTGCCATTGCAGCCATTTCTGGATTTTGCATTAACATTTGCTTCACTTCAGCTTTTGCTTTGAAAGAAACGTGGTCTGAAATGTGTGATTGTAGTAATGCATACACCTGCGGGTTAATTTGAACCATTCTAGATTGCATAAATGCCATGTGTGCAGCTAAATGAGCGTCATGATCTTGGAATTCAAACGCTGTAAGTAGTTTCATTTGTAATGCACGTGCGTTTTCCTTTGCTGGATCCTGTGGTTCAGGTTGTTTTGGTGGTGGTTTTAACAAAGCTTCAATTTGTTTTGTACCTAATGCTTCATAAACACGTCTATATGCTTCATGTAAGTTGTGCATTTGTGGATTTGAGCTTGCAATTTGTAATTGTGTCTGTGCCAACGTCACTCTTTGTGCCATAGACATGATATTTGGATCTGCAACAGGTAAAATATCTACTCTGTTATCAAAATCTGCAGATTTAATTTGTCTTGGACCACCATAAACATCATATGGATACTCTGGTGGAAGTGATTCACCACAAATTCTTGCTAAAATTTTAAATTCTAAACGCATTGCATAGTAACATCGCTTGTGAACACCACTCATTACTCTGCTTCCACGTTCCATTAATGCCATTGTAGTTCCAACAGCTCTGTTTTGAACGTCATTACCAATATTTGAATCTGTTATAGCAGCAAATTTTTGTCCTGCTTGTACTACAAAACCTAAAAGATTGTATAAAGTTACTGATGGTTCTGTAAATGGAAGATTAAAAAACTGATCTCTAATGTTTCCACCAGGTGCATCTACATCTCTAAACTCTCCTGGTTGAATAGGTTGGTCATCATCTCTAACTCTAATCCCTCTAGATTTAAATCCTGCAGGTAAATTCTTTAAAGTTCCTGCATCAATCAATTGTCTAAGTGATTGTGTTGCAGCTTGTGATAAGCCACCTATCATATGAGTTAAACCAAAACCATAAAAACCTAATCCTGGTAAAAATTTGTAGTGTACAAAGTATTCAATTCTTGAATATGAAATATCATCTGGTCTATAATTTCTGTAAATAGATAAAATCTCTCCACTACCTTCATCAATTGTAACAATATATGGAATTTTTATTTTCTTAGCTTTATCATCAAAGTCTTCATAATCATCTAAATTTAAATCTACATGCATTTCAAGAATGTTGTGTAGATAATCATCCCCAGTTCTTTTAATTCCTTCTAATTGATTTAATTTTTTCTGAACATCATCTGGCTCAGTGTTTGATTCAATTAATTCTATGTCTCTGTAAAAACCTGCAGCCATTTTTTTAGTGACCTCATTCTGAGTCATTTTAATGACGTGTGTAATTCTCTCACAATCTTTTAAGTCAGATGCATAGTAAGGCACAACTAAATCTTCTGCTGGAATAAATTTTGATACAGGTCTGTCTAGTAATGCATCGTAATAAACTTTTTTAAATGTAGATCCCGATAGTGGTAAATAAAATAACATCTGATCCATGTCAGTTGTATAATCTTCCATCTCCTCCATCAGCAGGTAATTCATATAATCTTTAACTCTATCTGCTTGTTGTTCGGTAGCCGGTGTCTGTAAGCCGATAACCTGTGTTCGTACAGGGCCATCAGATGGCACTAACTCTTTGTAAGCTTGTGCTTGGAATTGTGTTACAGATTCAGCGAGTAACGGATGCGTGACACCGGAAGCTCCTTTAAAGGGTTTGGTTACCTCTTGATACTTTGTTCCTAATAAATCTAAACCTTTGATGTAAGCGTCTTCCCATTCTTTTCTGGATAACTTATCTTTTTTATATTCATCAATTAAATCACTAGCCATAGATTTGAGCGTTCGCTCATCCATGTTCTCAGCTAGGTTTGCATTAAAATTATCTTGAGGTCTTTCCTCTGGTGCAGGTTCTTCACCTTCTACTTCAACAGCAAGTTCAGAAGTCCCTTCAGGACTGTCTTCTACTTCTTCTTCTAAAATATCTTCTGTTTGAGGTTCTTGTTTTTCTACTGCCATTTTGATCCTTAATTATATTTACTAATAAAGCCACCCTCTTTTTTGTAGAGTTTCTGTGGTTTTAGCATATTAGGAGATACTTTAACAGAAAAAACGTCAGTGTACAATCTCAAGTCATTATCAGGGATATACTCATATCCTGGTGTTTGATTTGCTCTAGTTTGAACGTGTTCAATTTGTTTATATGCTTGATCACCTTCTACGGATACAGAATATTCATTTAAATTTTTATAAGGTTTTGTTGGATCTGATTTAGATACTTTAATCACTCCTGCTTTAGTATCAAATTCTTTCCCCATCTTTTTCATGATATCAGGAATAACGGCTAGTGATTTAGATCCAGGTGTTTTATTTCCTCTTGGGTATCCATAAAATTCTTGATACGCTTTTGTCTTACCTGGTTCCATACCTCTTCTCATTAAATTAGTTGGAGCAATAGAAATATAATCCACACCTTCTTTTGCAGCTATATTACTTAAATAACTCATTGCAGCTCTTGCTTGAGAACTTCTATCTAATAATGGAAAGTACTCAAGTTTTTGAGGTCTATTTATTACATCTCCGTATTGACCTATTTCCACATCGGATTGTTTTCCAAGTTCTTTAATCTTCTCATCTATTTTTCTAATCTTGTTTGCATTCATTTCAATTTGTGCAGGTCTTAATTTACCACCAATAATTTCGTCACTAAGTTTTTTTCTTGATGCTGCTAAGTAATTTACAATTACATCATTTTGATATGGATTAGATCTCATAGGAGTGTTTAAAGCTTCTTGCCCTTGTTCTCTTAAATATCTAGCCATACCTTGATTGGTATCTGATTGTATTTCAGAAATTAAAAAAGCTTTCTTACCATCAGATGTTGTTCGTGTGTCCCAACGAATATGGGCAAGTGGGTTTTTAAATTCTTCACCTGTGTAATGTGGGTTATTTCTTCTACCTGCACCAAGATTGTTACCTGGTATAGTTTCGTCTAAAACCAAAATTGCTTCTCTATAATTTTGTCCACCAGGAAAAGTATAACCTGGTTGGTTTGTATATTTTGGAGTTCTAACGTTTTTTGCACTTGCAACTAAATCATCCACTTCACCCTGCATTTGATTCAATGCAATTTTTTGTTGAGTGCCTGCGCTTTGTTTTAACGCTGCTATTCTCATAGATATTTGTGATGCATTATCTTCAATGGCATTAGAATAACCATTTCTAATATTTTCTCTTAAACTTCTAAACTCATCTTTTAATTTAGTAATATGATTTTTAGCTTCTCTTGATGCTATTTCATCTCCGATTGGGAGATCAACACTCGCTCTTTCTAAAGATTTCTCCATTGATCTTACTCTGCTTATTTGTTGGCCAATTACGTTTTCTGATTTAGTAAGTACCTGTCCTGGTACACCCAACTCCACTATTTTGATTCTGTTTGCAGGGTTAAGCATAGCCATGTCCGCTAACACTTGTCCTGGTAATTTTACTCCTGTTTCTTTAGCAGCACCTAACAAGCCCCCTGTTAAATCTCCTTGTCGATTGAAGGTTGCAATGTTGGAGTCAAATAATTCTTCTAGTGGCACTTGTTGTTCTTTGTTTAATAAGTGTGAGCCTTTTGCAAAACCTGTATCATATTTAAACTTGGCACCGGCAACGTAACCATCTTCAAAGTCTTTACCAAACAATTTAAATTTCCGTTTTCCGCGATCCGTTAGCCAGTCTGCCCATTCATCTGCTGTGAACATACCATCACCTTTTTGCGAAATACGGTCATAGGTTACCGAACCAAACATCTTTCTTTGTTCAAAGGTGTTTTGATTAACTCCTATTTTACCTGTATTGATTACAGTATTTTTGTTACTATCCATTGGACGCAACATTCGTGGTCCTTGAATCTGTGGATCTTTTGCAACTAAAGCTTTTGATTGTTCAGCAACAGTTGGTGGTAGTTTAACTTTGGATGGAACAGTAAGCGACTTAGGCAGTTCCTGTAAACCGGATACTGTGGTTGTTCTTAAAGGTTCAATAGTAGTAGGTTCGGTTTTTGCTTTGACTAACCTTCGCCCTAATCTTAAAAGACTTTTAAGGGACATTGTCCCTCCTATGTAATTTTAGTAGGTCTTGTTCTACCTAGTTTGCATCCTCTAGCTTTGACCATTGTGCCTGATTTGTAACCCATAGGTCTTTGCATCATACCACCGCCCATTTTTTTGTCTTTTTTCTTGTCTGCAAATTCTCTAAGTTTTTTTCCAGCCATGTTTAGACCAGCCACAGCACCGGCACCAACCGCACCTAATAAAGCTGCTCTGCTTCCCATCACTCTAGTTAAAGCTTTTAATTTTCCTCCACCAAGTTGTTTTCTTCTTTTCTCAAAAGGATTGACAGGTGTTGTTGGATCTTTTTTAAGTGGAGTCATTTTACCTTTGTTGGCTTTCATAACTTTACCTGGTTTAATTTTTTCATCTTGAAGACCCATGCCTCTACCTTTTGCTTTTTCAGCTTTTAGTACAGCAAAATCTTTTGCATCAATTTTATTTGGTGGCGGAGCTTTAGCAGCTATCGCTTTTTGTTTTGGTGATAGACCACCTGTTCTCATTTGACGTTCAGGTGGAACTTGTGCGTCTGGTTTATAAATAGTTCTAGGAGGTTTACCTGGTTTATTTGTTTCTTCACCAGTTCTTGGATCAAATCTTTTTTTAGGTTCAGATTTGTTTTTATCTTTTTTTAAAATTCTAATTGGCATAATAGCTCCTAATAATATTTATACTCTTTTTCTAATTTCATTGGCGGGTCATCCCAATCGTCCGAGTACGTTGAAACAAATCCACCTTGTCGATATCTTAACACAGCTTGGGTCATAGAATCAACATAGTCATCATACTGACCATTAGGAAATGCAGCACATTCCTCAATAACTTCCTGTGCCCAGTGTTCGTCTAACGGTGCCCATACCATACCAGATTCAAATACAGGTGCACAGCTATTTATTCTAGTATGCTTGTCTCTACCTCTTGCAGGAACATAATCAATTACAGGGATTCCTGCACGTCTAAGCTCATGGATTAGAGGTTGTCCTGAAGCTTTAGCCTCAACAATTACGGTTTCCGGTTCCCAGTATTGATATTGCTCTAATGCAACATTTTTAAGATCTGGAAAGTCATACCTGCCCTTCATAGCATCAAGAAGTATTATAGCTTTCTCGTAACCTTCTACCGGCTCAAAGATACCCCAAGTGGTAATGGCAGAATAGTCAGCAGATTCTTTTTTTGAAAACGCAGTATCATAACTTTGAATGACATGGAGAAGTCTTGGTAAATGTTCTCTATCCCAATCTTGCCACCATTCCCTTTTAATGATTGCACCTTCTTCTGATGTTGGATCTTGCATGTACTGTGCATTCCAATTTTTAGTGGAGATGGAAGCTTTAACAGAATCTAAATCTTCTTTGTTCCAATACTCAGGCCATACAGGTTTATCATTAGGCATGATTGCAGGAAACGATATTACTTTCCATTTATCAGCTTTTGTTTCTGCTTGAGCTTTAACTAATCTTCCTGTTAAGTCGTCAGTTGCCCAACGAGTCATAACAACTAAAATTCTTCCGCCTGGTTGTAAACGTTGTCTAGGACCAGAGCTATACCATTCATATGCTCTCTCCATTGCAGAATCAGACATGGAGTCTTGTTCAGTATGTGGGTCATCGATAATAAGTAAGTCCGCCCCTCGTCCTGTGATAGAACCGCCTACCCCCGCTGCAAAATATTCGCCACCATGATTGGTCTCCCATCGGCCTTTTGCCTTACTATCTTCACGCAGTGTAACATTTCCAAAGATCTGTTTATACTCCTTGGTCGCCATTAAGTTTCTAACTTTGCTACCGAACCTTGATGCAAGTTCTGCGTTGTGGGATACCTGCATAATTTTTTTCTTTGGATACTTTCCAATATACCAAGCAGGAAATAAGTAAGATGCGAATTCAGATTTAGTATGTCTAGGAGGCATGTTAATGATGAGCCTCTTTGCATCACCATCAGCTATATCATGAAATGCTTCTGCAATAACCTGGTGATGGCCTTTGCCTAATTTTTTAGTATCTTTTCTATAAATAAAATCTTGCCAAACATTTTCAGCGAATATCAAAAAATTATCTTGGCATAATTTAATATATTCTAATTGTTTTTTAAGAATTATATCTTTTAGTTCTTCTTCAGTTAAATGCTCAGTATTCATAAAATTTTATATACCCCCAGGGGCTAGGGGACCCATATAAAACAAAGGGTCCTTTTTTACAATAGACTAATAAAAAAACACTTTCAACTATTTCATACCGTTTGGGACCCTA